CTTATTATAGATAAGGCTCAGACCTTGGCGACTGAGCATGTGGAAAGTATGATAGATGATTTACTTCCAACGAACGCAAAAAAAGAATTAGACAAAGCTATAAAAGATGACCCCGCACACGAATTCACAAATGCTAAAGAGGCATTGATGGCTGCTGTTGAGGGTAAGTTACCTATCGTCAAAGCAGACGGAACACTCAAACCAATCGAAAAATCATTTACAATTATATTTGATCCTACTACTGGTTCGGTTGATATTAAACAAACTTAGGAGAATATCATGGCAGTCAAGATACCATCATATAATGGTCACCTGACAAAAAACTTTGGGTATCAAGAAATGATAAAGAGTTCAACTGCAGATCGTTTGGGTATATCAAATGATGCAACAAGAGAACACGTTATTAATTTAACTAATCTCTGCAATTTTATCTTACAACCAGTAAGAGAAGAATTCGGAGTTATTCGCATCAATAGCGGATATCGTTCTCCAGCATTAAACAAGGCAGTAGGTGGTTCAAAGACAAGTCAGCATTGTAATGGTCAAGCTGCCGATTTTGAATCAACAAGAATTTCTAATCCAGACCTTGCAAAATGGATTTCTGAAAATTTAATATTCGATCAACTCATTCTAGAATTCTACGATGGAGTTGACCCAAATAGTGGATGGGTGCATTGTTCTTATGTACTTGATGGGAGTAATCGTAGTAAAACAATGACGGCTCTAAGAGTCAATGGGAAGACCCAATATAAGACAGGCCTTCTCTCATAGGAGGAAAATATGAAATATATGTGGGCAGCTTATTTGGAATTTTTATTATTCATAGGCCAATTTAATTCAAGAAAGAATTGGATTGACAATCACATCCTATTATGTTATAATAACTTAAATAAATGTTGCTATTTTTCAAATAATCTTAATGAAAAATAATAGAACTCGGACTTAAATATTATCTCCGAGTTCTATTTGCTATTGGTGCGTATTTGTCAAAAACCAACATGGGTTGACAACCACGTAAAGTCGTGTTATAATAAATTAGATGAAATTAATAGTAAATACGATACAGCAAATCGCTACCTCTAAACCCCTAACAATAAATGTCCAAATTTTATACTGATGTAGTATGTCTCGGTGATTACATTTTTGAACGAGGAATCGAAAATGGAATTCCATTTGAGGAAAGACATGCTTACAAACCAACCTTATATATCCCCACTACTAGTAATACAGATTGGCGTACTCTTGATGATAAGTTAGTTGGCCCTATTCAGTGGGGATCTATCAAGGAAACTCGTGCTTCAATAAAAAAGTATGCGGGTGTAGAAAATATGAAAATCTACGGTAATACAAATTTTAAGAATACTTTTATTGCTGATACTTATCCTGAAGCTATTGATTATAAATTAGAACACCTCAAGATAATGTTTATCGATATTGAAGTTGGTTCAGAACATGGTTTTCCCAATCCAGAAAATGCTCATGAAGAAGTTACCGCAATTACAATCAAAATAAATGATGACATTCAAGTATGGGGTTGTTCTGACTTCAATAATACTCAAGAAAATATTACATATAATAAATGTGGAGATGAACGTCAATTACTAGAACAGTTTGTGATGTATTGGCAACAAAATTGTCCTCATGTAATTACGGGTTGGAATACTAAAACATTTGATACTCCGTATTTAGTTAATAGAATCCGTGGAGAATTGGGACCAGCTTGGGTCAAGAAACTCTCGCCATGGGGATTTGTAAAAGAACAAAAGATTTTTGGTATGGGCGGAAAAGAAGTTCAGACTTATGAAATATATGGTGTGTCTGAGATTGACTACATGGATGCATATAAGAAATTTACTTATACCAATCAAGAATCCTATAGATTAGATCATATCGCACATGTTGAATTGGGTGAACGTAAACTAGATTATTCTGAAGTAAATACTTTACACGAATTGTACAGAACGGATTATCAAAAGTTTATTGAATATAATATTCAAGATGTGTTATTAGTAGATCGTCTTGAAAAGAAGATGAAACTTTTAGAATTGATTATTTCCCTAGCATATTTGGCAAAGTGTCCATTCACAGATGTTTTTGCTCAAACTAGATTATGGGATTCTATCATTTATAATCATCTCTTGAAAGAAAAAGTAGTTATTCCTCAAAAGAAAAATGAAAAAAAGGGGGATATGTATGAAGGTGCTTATGTAAAAGCACCACAAAAAGGTAGACATAAGTGGATAGTTAGTTTTGACTTGAATAGTTTGTATCCACATTTGATCATGCAATATAATATTTCTCCAGAAACTATTCTTGGTACATGGCAGGATGATATTGGTGTAGATGGATTATTGAATAAAGAATTTGATACAAGTGTTTGGAAAGAAAAGAATGTAACAGTTACTCCGAATGGGTCGGTTTATCGTAAAGATAAACAGGGGTTTCTTCCTAAGTTAATGGAAAGTATGTATAATGATAGAGTTACATACAAGCAGTTGATGTTAGAAGAACAGAAAAAGGGAAGAAACGCTGACCCCAATAAATTATCACAGTATTACAATTATCAACAAAACCTAAAGATTGCACTTAACTCCGCATACGGTGCAATGGGTAATCAATGGTTTCGGTATTATGATGAACGAAATGCAGAAGCCGTTTCTGTTGCTGGTCAATTGTCTGTTCAATGGGCAGAAAATGCGGTGAATGGCTACTTAAACACTACATTGGGTACGGTGAATAAGGATTATATTGTTGCTATGGATACTGATTCTTTATATGTTTGTTTGGAAGATCTTGTTTCTAAAGTTGGTATTACTGATGATGAAAAAATTGTTGATTTCTTAGACAAAGCATGTGGAAGAATTGAAGGGGTTATTGAAGAATCTTATAAGGAATTGGCTGAGTATGTAAATGCCTATCAACAAAAGATGGTCATGAAACGTGAGGTCATTGCTGATACAGGTATTTGGACAGCAAAGAAACATTATATTCTGAACGTTCATGATTCTGAGGGGGTTCGATATGAAGAACCTAAATTAAAGATTGTAGGTATTGAAGCTATTAAGAGTTCTACTCCACAAGCTTGTAGAGAGTCATTGAAAGCTATTTTCAATATTATTATTTCAGGTACAGAAGATGAGGTGATTAGTTATATTGAAAAGTTTAAAGAGAAGTTTTTTAGTTTAGATATGGAAAAGATTGCATTTCCAAGATCAGTTAATGGACTAAAAAAATACAAAGATCCCGCTAGCATTTACACAAAGGGTACTCCAATTCATGTAAAAGGTTCATTGATTTATAATTACATGCTGAGATCAAAGAAACTTACAAAAAAATATCCTATAATTCAAGAAGGAGAAAAGGTAAAGTTTGTTTATCTTAAAGACCCAAATCCAGCGGGGGATAAGGTAATTTCCATATTAAATAATTTACCTAAAGAATTTGAATTGGAAAAATATATAGATTATGATACACAATTCAACAAAGCTTTTGTTGAACCACTGAAGGGTGTATTAGATGTAATAGGGTGGGACACGGAACGTCGTTCAAGTCTTGACAATTTCTTTATTTAGTGTATAATAGTAGTATATGTAAAAGGTAACATGGCAGGAAGTATAATGGTAAGGTATGCACGAAAGACATACAAACAACAAAAAGCGGACTCTGTAGAAGACTTTAGAAATTTAAATCATTCTGTAGATATTATTCCAGAGTCAATGTCTGTTATGACTTTTGAAACTCAAAAAGAGGCGGGTAAGTTCGCATCATCCATAAGAGATGACGGATATCATGTCATAGAAATAATTGATAAATGACTATAGAAGAAAATAAATGTGGAAATAAATAACATGATTAAAATTATTTTAAGTGAAATTAAAAGAAAGGAAGACAGTGAGTGATTTTTTAGATAATTTATTAAAAGCGACAGGTAATGAATTTGGTTCAAAAGTGTCAGATGGAGTTGAAGCTGGAGATGTTTCCGGTTTTGTGGACACTGGAAGTTATATTTTAAACGCATTAGTTTCAGGAGATATTTATGGAGGAATCCCTTCTAACAAAATTACAGCTTTGGCGGGCGAGACAGCAACAGGAAAAACTTTTTTTGCATTGGGCATTGTCAAACAGTTTCTTGCAGACAATCCTAGCGGCGGCGTTCTTTATTTTGAGTCTGAGTCTGCACTCACCAAATCCATGATCGAAGAACGTGGAATTGATTCTAGTAGAATGATAATTCTCCCTGTAACAACCATTCAGGAATTTGCTCATCAAGCAGTTAAAGTGGTGGATAATCATACTCAAGATAGACCAATAATGATGTGTTTAGATTCACTCGGAATGTTATCTACTACTAAAGAAGTAATCGATATTTCCGATGGTAAAGAAACCAAAGATATGACGCGAGCACAATTAGTCAAAGGTGCTTTCAGAGTATTGACATTGAAACTTGGTAAGGCAGGTATTCCATTATTAGTTACTAATCACACATACAAACAAATGGGCACAATGTTTCCAACTGATGTAATGGGCGGAGGAAGCGGCTTGCAATATGCCGCTTCAACTATTATATTCCTTTCCAAGAGAAAAGAAAAAGAAGGAACCGATGTCGTAGGAAATATAATTCATTGTAAAAATTTCAAATCTAGATTGACTAAGGAGAACAAAAAAGTTGATGTTCTCTTACGGTATGATAAAGGTTTGAATAGGTATTACGGGCTCATTGAGTTGGCAGAAGACGCGGGAATCTTCACCAAAGTATCTACAAGATATGAGATGCCGGATGGTTCTAAAGTCTATGGAAAGGCAATTATAAATGATCCCGAAAAGTATTTTACACAAGAAATTCTTGACAAATTGAATGCTCATGCTAAGACGGTGTTTTTGTATGGTGGATTTGATGAGGTAAAAGAAGAGGTGGAAAATGTCGAATAATTTATATAAAGTATGTTCAAATCCAAATGATTCAATAGATAAATCATTATGTATATTAGTACAAGATGATTCTCCATTTGATGGTGCGGTAATTAGATATACAACATTTAAAATAACAGAACAAGAATTGACAGGTGATGATATAGCTTGTCAATATAAATATGAAATTGAAATTCCACCACATGACGTAGGTATGGAAATTTCTGAAGAAGCGGGCACCGAGTTTGAAAAAAACTTGGGTGAGTGGTTAATTGAAATCATACAACAACAAATGGATGAATATGCAGCAAAGGATAGAAACCTTAATACTTAAAAATTTAATATACAATGATGAATATTCCAGGAAGGTTTTACCTTTTCTTACCACAGAATATTTTGTAGAACATACAGATAAATTGTTATATGAGCAAATAAATTCCTTTATTAATAAATACAATAATCTGCCTACTAAAGAAGCATTAGTTATTGAGTTGGATGGTACTCCATTAAAAGACGAAGAATTCCAAAATGTAACAGAGCTTATAACCCATTTAGATGAGGAGAGAAACGATGAGCAAACAGATCTTCAGTGGTTATTGGAAACAACAGAAAAATTCTGTCAAGACAAAGCAATCTACAATGCCGTTGTTGCGTCAATTAGTATATTGGATGAACCCGAAAAATCTCAGGCGGATAAAGGTGCGATCCCTGATTTACTTACCTCTGCACTTTCTGTTAGTTTTGACCCTCATGTGGGCCACGATTATCTTATGGACTCTGATGATCGCTATTCATTTTATCATAATGTCGAAAAGAAAATTCCATTTGATCTAGAATATTTCAACAAAATCACACAAGGAGGATTATCTACTAAAACCTTAAATGTCGCTTTAGCGGGAACAGGTGTTGGTAAGTCCTTGTTTATGTGTCACATGGCTAGTAATGCATTATCTCAAGGTTATAATGTATTATACATAACATTAGAGATGGCAGAAGAACGAATAGCAGAACGAATTGATGCAAATTTATTGAATATTAATTTAGATGATCTAAAACTTCTTCCTAAATCAATGTATGATAAGAAAATAAATGATATTAAGAATAAAGTTAAAGGAAGATTAATTATTAAAGAATATCCTACTGCATCTGCAAGTACAAATCATTTTAGGTCATTATTTAATGAATTAAATCTTAAAAGAAATTTTAAACCAGATATTGTTTTTGTAGATTATATTAACATATGTTCTTCATCCCGAATTAAGCAAGGAGTGTATGTGAATTCATACAGTTATATAAAATCTGTTGCGGAAGAACTTAGAGGATTGGCAGTTGAGTTTAATGTTCCTGTTATGTCAGCAACACAAACAAATCGTCAAGGATTTCAAAATGCAGATGTAGGACTAGAAGATACTAGTGAAAGTTTTGGTCTTCCTGCAACAGCAGATTTTATGTTTGCTCTTATTAGTAATGAAAATTTAGAAGAATCTGGTCAAATGTTAATAAAACAATTGAAGAATAGATATAGCGATCCTACTTCTAATAAAAAGTTTTTAGTTGGGGTAGATAGACCAAAGATGAGACTTATTGATTTAGGAGATAAATCTCAAGCTGATTTAGTTGATACAGGTAAAGATTTGGTTGATGACAGCATCCCTGTTTTTGACCGCGGTAGTGGAAATGTAAAAAAGACGAAAAAAGATTTCGGGGAGTTTAAATTTGAGTGATGACAAAGTTGTAATCCTAGAAGACTATAAGAAAGAAAAAAACAAAATAGCACCTTCACTCAAGGCTTTTATGCCTGATGGGTATTACATTCTTCTTGAAATGGGAATAATGATTCATATTCTATTTATTACAAATAAAAGTGTACATTATAATGAAGAAGATGTCTATGTAATGGAAGACCAGTACGGCAATTTCTTTGCTGATGCCGTCGAAGAAGAAA